GAGATCTTAGGCCTTCATCTACGGCAACTTTACCGCTCCGACCACCCCTTGACCTGAATGGGCCGCCCGCGCGGCGGCCCACTGGAGGCTGTCATGAAGATGAAGACTCTGAAACCGCTCTACCTGGGGGGGAAAACCCTGATTGAAGGTAGCCCGTTTATCACTGATGAACAGCACGGTCGCGAGCTCATCCAAAAGGGCTATGCGGAGAAGCATGAAGGCGACGGTGAGGCGCTGGTCGACCTGACACAGGGCGATGCGCCGTCGACCGCAACCACTTCGGCCTCGGTAAGCAGCGATACCAAGCCCAAGGCCATCGCCAAGAAGAAGGCTGACTAATCATGTCCGTGATCGCCATCGACATCGCCATGCACCACCTGCTGGCCGAGCCTGACGACCAGGTTCTGGTCCAGGCGCAGCTCGATGCGGCGGAAGAGGCGGCGATGCAGTTCCTCAACCGTCGTTTCTACCTGGACCAGGTGGCCCTCGACGAAGCCCGCGCCGGCGTGCCTGCAGCCATGCAGCAAGCCAAGGCGGCGCATGCAGCTGCAGTTGCTGCGGCTGAGGAGGAGCAGGACTTCGCTCTGCGTTGCCGCCAGCTTGAGCACGCCCGCCAGGCGCTGGCGGAGGCCTACGACCAGGCCGATGCTACCTCCTACGGAATGGTGCTGAACCCGGCCATCCAGGCGGCTTGCCTACTCAAGCTGGGCCATCTGTTCGCCAACCGCGAGGATGTCGTTACCGGCACCATCGCCACCGAGCTCCCGCTGGGTTCCCAGCATCTACTGATGCCGTACCGCATCCGGATGGGTGTCTGATGCAGGCCGGCAAGCTCCGGCACCGCATCGACATTCAGGAGTTTGTGCAGGTGCGAGACCCCGAGACCTTGGAGTTTGGAGAGCCGGAGTGGGTCTCTCGCTGGGAGAAATGCCCCGCGAGTGTTGAAGACCTGTCGGCTCGAGACTTCATCGCGGCACAGGCCGGACAAGCCCAGGCCACTGGACGCATGGTTATCCGTTACCGACCTGGCGTGCTGCCAACCATGCGCATCCTGTACCGGGGCGAGGTCTACAGCATCGTTGGTCCGCCTTTGGCTGACGCGAAATCCGGACTCGACTATCTGACCATCCTGGTGGAGAAGGGGGTGAAGGATGGCTGAAACCGTCCAGTTCAGCCTTATAGGGCTGGACAGCCTGCTGGGCAAACTGGCTACCGTGAACGAGGACGTCAAGCGCAAGGGCGGTCGGTCTGCCCTGCGCAAGGCCGCGCAGGTGATCGCGGCCAAGGCCAAAGAAGGCGCCGAGCGGATCGATGACAAGGGCACCGGGCGCTCGATCTCTGACAACATTGCCTTGCGCTGGAACGGCCGGCTGTTTCGCGCTTCCGGCGACCTCGGTTTCCGAATCGGCGTTCTCCATGGCGCCGTTCTGCAGGACGGCGGAGATCTCAGCCCGAATTCGCCGACCCCGCACTGGCGTCTGATCGAGTTCGGCACCGAGAAAATGGCAGCGGTGCCGTTCATGCGGCCGGCACTGGCCGACAACATCAGCGATGTGACCAACACCTTCATCTCTGAATACGAGAAGGCCGTCGATCGTGCGATACGACGGGCCGCGAAGAAGGCGGCCAGTTTATGACTCCACCTATCGAGAAAGTCTGCGCGGCAGACGCGGTCGTTACCGGGTTGCTCGGCAGCGGCGTGAATCTGCGCATGTACCCTTTTGGCCTGGCCCCGGAGGGTGTGATGAAGCCATACGCGGTATGGCAGCTGGTCACTGGCAGCCCTGAGAACTACCTGGCCGGTAGGCCGGATGCCGATGGCTACACGCTGCAAGTAGACGTATATGGAACGACAAGCGCTTCGGCTCGCCGTGTGCGCGATGCGATCCGCGATGCAATTGAATTGCAGGCCTACGTCACTCGCTGGGGTGGTGAAACCATTGACCCGAGCACCAAGAATTTTCGAGCCAGCTTCGATGTGGGCTGGATAATTCCCCGTTGATCCAACTCACCCCGACCCGAGCCCGCCAAGTGCGGGCTTTCTTATGCCCGACATTTGGAGAATGCCATGTCGATTCTGTCCCAAGGGACCCAAATCTACGCCCTGGTTCCTACTGCAGATAACCCATCGATCTTCGAGGTAATGGAGATCGAATGCGCTACCGCGTTCAGTCCTGGCGGCAACCCAGCCGACCAGATCGAAACCACCTGCCTGAGCGAGACCGTGCGCAGCTACATGCGTGGCCTGCGCACCCCTGGCCAGGCCACCCTGAGCCTCAACGCCGACCCGCGCAACGCATCGCATGTGCGACTGCATCAGCTTTCCGAAGATGACTCCATCGAGAGCATCCGCTGGGTGGTGGGATGGTCTGACGGAAAGGGCATCGCCCCGACTGTTGGATCCTCCGGCGCTCTGGCTGCTATCAGCCTCACCGATGGCGGCAGCGGATACACCAGCGCGCCAACCGTAGCGATCACTGGCGGAGGCGGTACCGGCGCGGCTGCAACCGCGATCGTGTCGGGGGGCGAGGTGACTGGCTTCAACATCACCAACCCAGGCTCCGGCTACACGTCGGCACCTACCATCGCGCTGACCGGCGGCGGTGGCAGCGACGCAGCGGCGTCCGCGGTGCTCGGCGCCGGCGACGACTTTGTTCTGCCGCCGACGCGCACCTGGTTCCTGTTCGACGGCTACGTGTCGGACTTCCCGTTCGACTTCGCCGCCAACGCCGTTGTGACCACTGCGGCAACCATCCAGCGCTCGGGCGGCTCCGCCTGGATTCGCAAGACTGCATAAGGGTAGGCCATGAAACTCAGCATTCAAAATCTCCAGGAAGTGGGCGCTTTCACCGGCGCCCCGGTCGAGAAGACCATCACCTGGAAGCAAGGCACGCAGGAATTCACCGCGACTGTGTACGTCCGTTTGCTCGGCTACCAGTCGGCTGTCAGCGATCTGATCGCCGTTGCAGGCAAGCATGACGGCGTGGCAGGACGTATCGCCTCCTGCATCTGCGATGAGGCCGGCCAACCGATCTTCAAGATTGGTGACATCACGGGTGAGGCTGATCCTGCCCGTGGAGCGCTGGACGGAAACCTGACCGTGGCGCTGCTGTCGGCCATCGGCGAGGTCAACAACCCGGGAAAGACCCAGAGCTCACCGAGTTCGACGAGCTCGAGCACGAGCTCGCCATCACCCTCGGTTGCACCATCGCCGAATGCAGAGAGCGAGTGAGCCTTCCCGAGTTCAGGCGGTGGGCGGCGTACCGCAACAAGCGCGGCTCTCTCAACTGGGGGATGCGCATCGAGCGTGGCTTCGCGCTCCTAGCGACTCTGTACGCCAACACGCACTCGGACAAGGCCAAGTACAAGATCTACGACTTCATGCCGCATGAGTCGGAGCCTGAACTGACCTTGGAGGAAGCGATGGCCAGCTGGGGCTGAGCCATCCAACACCATGAACAGGCTGGGGTAGCCAATGGCTTCAACTCTCGGAACTCTCACGCTCGATCTGATCGCTCGCATTGGCGGTTTCACAGGGCCGATGGACAAGGCTGAGGCTTCCGCCCGCAAGTCGGGAAAAGCGATCGCCGAGTCTGCTGACGTTGCTGCCCTGGCTTGGGAAGCGCTGGGCGAGGTTGTCGGCGGAGCCATCGCGGGGCTGTCGGTCGGCGCGATCTTCACGGCTTTCATCGCCGAAACCCAGGCGGCAGAGAAGGAGCAGGCGCAGTTGGCGGCTGTCCTTCGCTCCACTGGCGCCGCAGCCGGTTTCAACCGCGACCAGCTCAACGACATGGCCGACGCCATGGAGAAGGCAACTACCTTCTCCGGTGGCGATATCAACCAGGCGCAAACCGCGCTGCTGGCTTTCACCGGCGTCGTGGGCAATCAATTTACTCGCGCCCTGCAGGCTGCTGCTGACATGGCGGCGCGTACCGGCATGACGGTGCAGCAGGCGGCAGAGACCATCGGCCGTGCACTGGACGTTCCGTCGAAGGGGCTGACCTCGCTCAGCAAGCAGGGATTCCGTTTCACTGAGGAACAGAAGAAGCTGGCTGAGGCCTTCGAATCCACCGGTGATGTTGCCAGCGCTCAAGGGATCATTCTCGATTCTCTCGAGGAGTCGTACAGCGGCGCGGCGGCTGCCGCCCGGGATACGTTCGGCGGCGCCGTCGAGGGGTTGCGCAACACCGTTTCTGGCCTGCTCACAGGTGAAGGCAGCTTGGACACGGCGAAGAAGGCAGTCGAGGCGCTGAACTCGGCGCTCTCTTCGTCCGAGGCGAAAACCGCCATCACACTGACCGCGCAGGCAGCATCGGCACTGGCCGTGATTCTGGCGACCCGCCTGGCGGCCAGCGTTGTCGGCACTTCGCTGGCGTTCGCAGCCGGTCAGGTGGAAGCAGTCCGCTACCAGCTCGCCCTGGCCAGGATGGCAGGCGTGGCGCCGGCAGCTGCCGCTGGGATAGTCAGTGTCGGTGTTGCCGCCCGGGGCGCTTCTGCAGCTATGGCGTTGCTGGGCGGGCCGACAGGGGTTGTGCTGCTGGCAGCCAGCGCGCTGGCGTACTTCGCGCTCAGCGGCGATGACGCTGACGAAACGGCCTCAACCCTGACGACCAAGGTCGATCTGCTTGGCCAGTCGTTCGATGGGTTCACCAAGAACCAGGCCGCCGCGGCGCTGCAAGAAATCAACAAGGAGCTGCTTGACGCGCAGCTGCGGGCCATCGACGCGGAAAGCGCCGTCAACATGTACCAGCGCCTGCTGCGCGACCATCCAAACGATGCGCGGCAGAGGGAATGGAACGAGGCCCTGATCGCCGCCCAAGGCGAGCTGGACACCGCCCGTCAAAAGGTGGAGGCCTACGGCGACCAGATCAACGTGCTTAATGGGATCCTCTCTGCAGGGCCTGTGGTCGAGCAGTCGAAAGCTTACCGGGATCTAGCTAAGAACCTGGACGAGCAAATCCTGCTCTCCGGAAAGAAAACGAACGCTGACAAGCTATCGGCCCGGATAGGTGCCGGCCTCATCACAGGCCTCAAGGATGGTGAGGCTGAGCTGTTGATAGCCAAGGCCAAGAACTTGGATGCGAGCGAGGCGGCGGCGGACGCAGAGAAGAAACGTAGAGAGGAGGCTAAGCGGGCTGAGACTGCGGCAAGTAACGCTGAAGCAGCCACCCGCAAGCGCGGGGCTGATGCGATTACTGACTATCAGCGACAAATCGCACTGATCAACACCAGTGCCGATGCCCGTCAGAAGGCAACTGAAGTCGCCAAGCTCCAGTTTGAAATTGAGTCGGGCAAGCTGGTTGGCATCAACGCTCAGCAGCAAGAGCGGCTTCGGGGTCTGGCCGCCGAGCTTGATCGTTTGCAGAAACTCAAGCAGGCGAACGAGGATGCGGCCAAAGCTCGGGCGTTTGGGGCGACCCTCGACGAGGGTAATCAGACCGCCAGGATGGGATTCGAGATCGAGCTGGCCGGCGCCGGCAGCGGGGACAAGCTCAAGGAGAGGCTGAAAGCCGATCTGGCCATCCAGCAGGACTACAACAAGCAGCTGGCCGACCTGCAGAAGCAGTACAACGGCGGTGACATCAGCGAGAAGCTGTACAACCAGGAGACGGAACTCCTTCGCGAAGCCTTGGCCACTCGTATGGAAATCCAGCAGGATTACTACGCCCAGCAGGACGAGGCGCAGAGCAACTGGCTGGATGGGGTTTCCTCGGCCTGGGAGAACTACCGCGATACCGCAATCGACTACCAGCAGCAGGCAGCCGACTTCACGACCAGCACGCTGGATACGCTCACGAGTTCGGTAGGTGATGGCATAGCGTCGATGATCCTTGAATCCGAAAGCCTCGGTGACGCTTTCGTGAACGTAGCCTCGACCATGGCCAAAAGCATCATCAACGCCCTTGCCCAGATGGCTGCGCAGTGGCTGGTGTACCAGGCGGTTCAGCTGGTAGCCGGCAGGGCCACGCAGGCTAGTGCTGCAACCACACTGATCGCCAATGCGCAGGCTACTTCGTTCCAAGCCCAGCTGGCTGCGTTCGCCAGTACGGCGGCAATTCCTATTGTGGGCCCTTTGTTGGCTCCGGCTGCGGCAGCGACTGCTGCCGGGATCACTGCGCCGATGGTTGCAGGTGTTGCGGCTTCAGCGCTAGCAGGCATGGCTCATGACGGTATCGATTCCATCCCTCAAGACGGTACTTGGTTCCTGCAGAAAGGGGAGCGCGTCACCACTGCTGAAACCAGCGCGAAGCTGGATCGCACTTTGGATGACGTCCGCTCCAAGCAGAGCGGTGGCGGAACCGTCGTCAACATCATTGGCGATCGGAGCAAGGCGGGAACGGTCGAAAAACGAACAAACGCCAATGGGCAAGAGGAGACATCAGTTTTCGTGGCCGATATCTGGGGCGGTGGAGAGCGCGCTCAAGCGCTTGAAGCGGCCTATGGCCTTAAGCGGAGTGCGAGTTGAGGAGGATTTATGAGCGCAGAAGAGAATCGGTCCGATCAAGTTTCTGAAGACGCTGCGGATCAGGACAGTCCTGAATCGACTGACGAAAAAGAACAAGCCATTCAGCGACGGTTTGCCAGGATTGAGGAAGCTCTCGGCCTCAGCCCATTTACCTAATAACAGGGAACAGAATACAGGGGTTTAGGAATGGCCGTGATTGATTATCCCAAGCAGCTGCCTACGCCGCTGCAGGACGGTTATGGGCTTGATACCCAGGACCCTGTTTCACGCACGCCAATGGTTACCGGCCGCGTGAGAACCCGCATTAAGCACAGCTATGTGCCGCTGTACGTCGACGCTACCCTGATTTTCAACGGGAAGCAGAAAGCTTTCTTCGAGGCTTGGTACAGCAGAATCTTGAAAGAGGGCACCGAGTGGTTTAACTGCCCGCTGAAGATCGACGATGCTGTGCAGATGTACGAAGTTCAGTTCGCTCAGATCTACGAAGGTCCGAAGCTTGTTCAGTTGTCGTTCTGGCGGTACACGTTCCGTCTGATGCTGCGCAGGAAACCGTTAATTCCCGAAGGCTGGGAGCAGTTACCTCAGCTCTGGTTTGGCATGGAAATTGTCGACCGCGCAATCAATAAGGAGTGGCCCAAAGCATGAGCCTGATCGAGGAGTGTTACGCCTCGGGTAGGGGTGAGCTTGTGGATACTATCGAGGCCACCGAGGAGGGCGGCACGACATCCCACCTCTACTGCTCAGGCTGGGAAGACCGCATGTGCACCACTGAGGACGGGCGCACGCTGACTTTCGTCGCGATGGCCATGGACTTGGCCCTGCCCAAGAACGACAACAGCGCGTTCCAGAACCTGGTGCTTGGCCTGGATAACGTCACTGGCGAGGTTCAGGAAGTGGTGGAGGCGGCGAAGGCTGCTGACAAGCGCTTCATCATCACCTTCCGCCGATACCTGGCGGAAGACCTGTCATTCCCGCAAGAGCGGTACCGCATGACGCTGCTGAGTCGCGAGTATGAGGACGATGTTGCCAAGCTCACCGCTGGCTTCTTCGACCTGCTCAACACGAACGGTCTGCGCACCATCCTGACACCATCCCTGGCACCCGGCCTGAAGTACATCTGACCATGATCGAGAAATTCATGCGCGCCCCGTATCGCGAGGGTGCACGGGGGCCTATTGCCTTCGATTGCTGGGGACTGTGCATCGCGGTACGCCATGAGCTGTTCGGCCTGCCGCTGCTGCCCAGCCTCGGGGCCGTGGGCAAGAACAGGCTGAGAGCCAACACCGAGGCCTACCACGACCTGCGCCAGGGCATGGAGGAGTGCCGGCCGGAGCCAGGCGCCATTGCCGCTGTGTTCCGCGGCGCGCTGTGCCTGCATGTGGGCGTGGTGGTTCAAAGCGAAGGCCGGCTGAAGGTGCTGGACACAAACCCCGGCGGCGCATGCCTCCGGACAACTGGCGAGTTCGAAGCCGCGCATCCAAAGGTGATCTACTACCGTGATCGAGTTCTATCCGAACAAGCTGAGTGACACGGCGCCGCTCGGCACTTGGAAAACCGAACGCCGCATGTCCATCGAGGAGTGGCTGAAATCCCAGGCCCCGTCCTACGAGCGCCGGGAAAGCCCACCATTCAGCATTCTCCTCAATGATGAAGTGATCGAGCATCACCTGTGGCACAAGGTGAAGTTCAAGCCCGCCGACCTGCTACAGATCTACCGCGAGCCAAAGGGCACTGACCCATTCTCCATCACCTTCGCCCTGTTCAAGGGTGCCAAGGCGGTGCTGAAGTCCATCATGCCAAAGATGCCCGGCATGCCGTCCAGCGCCGGCACACAACAGGGCGACCCACTGACCGAGGCCAGCGCCAAGGGTAACAAGGTCAAGCTGGGCGAACCTGTACGCCAGATCGCCGGTCACCAGCGGGTTTATCCGTCGTACCTGACCCAGCCACGCCGGGCGCACATCGCGCCGCGTGACCAGCGCGTTGAAATGCTGCTGTACATCGGCGAGGGCCAGTACGACGTTCCGCTGTCAAAGGTCAAGGTGGGCGAAACCCCACTGATCTCGCTGGGCGCAGACGCGACGTTCACGATTTACCCGCCAGGCGCCGATCTGTCCGCCGATCCGGCCCATATCAACTGGTTCAACGTACCCGAGGTAGGGGCAAGCTCCAGCGGCTCGGCCGGCCTGGAGCTGACCATGGCGACAACGCTCACCCAGTCTGCGACAGCCTCGGCCTACCAGTTCGTGGGCGATACCATCAGCGTACCTGCCGGCTCTGGCCAAATGCCGACGGATTGGTCGAACGGTATAATCATCCGTGTGCTGGCGCCCTACACCTATACGGTGATCGACGGCGGCGTTGGGCGCGACATAATCCGTGGCCCTTTGGATATGCTGAACCCGACTGCGGGCATGCTTATCGAAGTGGCCGGAGCGAACGCGGGCCTGTATGTGGTGCACAGCTACACGCCATATAGCCCAAGCGTGCCGGCCAACCCAGGAACACCGTCGACACTTACCGGTTCAGCCGCGCCCAGCCGGTACGATTTCAACGTCACTCCCCTGACTTTCAACCTGGTGCGCGGCGGGTCCACTTACCCGATCACGCTCAATACAGCTACGACCGACCTCGCAGGCCTGGTATCTGCGCTGAATTCCTTACTCAGCGGCACGCCATTCCAGGCGCAGCAGAGCAGCGGTCGACTGCGTTTCGTCGAGATCACCCCGTTTGCCGGGCAGGCCATCACGGCGACTGGTGCATCCACCATTCTTGGGTCTTCTCCGGTCGGGGTGACCGGCACTGCAACAACCAGCGCCACTCCCGAGCAGCCCGCAGAAATGACGCTGGACTACGACGGGGGTTCGCCTGTGGTGGGACTGGCGCTTGGCCAGGGCCTCGCAACCATCGGACCGCGCGGGCTTCGCTACCGGATCACGGCCTTCAGTACGAGCCTGCTCGAGGTTGAGCGCCTGACCTCCTCCGGCTCAACCGACGCGGGCTGGCCGGGCTTTAACGCCATGCAGACGGTGAACGGCCTAATTACGCTGGACGCCTCGAACCTTCAGGGAGGATACCGCGGACCATTCGCCTGTTGCGCGGAGAACGAGAAGGTCACCGAGCTGGAGTGGACCGTAACCTATGCCAATGGCCTGTGCGGCATTGGCCGGGAAGGTCAGATCTATGAGATTCCGACCTACTACGTGTTCGAGTACCGCGACATGGACGTGTCAGGCGCTTGGACTGTTCTGGAGCAGGTGAACAGGGGTGGATCTCTGGATGCCCAGGGCTTCACCGGTCGCGTTTCGCTCCCTTACGCGATGCGTGCTGAAGCCAGGGTTCGCAAGCTTTACAAGGACCGACCAGGGCGGATTAACGACGAGGCCAGAGACGACGCCACTTGGACCGATCTGCGCGGCCGCATGCAGTACTCGCCTACCAGTTACCCCGGGCTGACGGTCATGACCTGCAACATCCGCGGCGGTGACCGGCTGTCTGCGCAGTCGGAGAGCCAGGTCAGTGTCGAAGCAACCCGCATCCTGCCCCTGATGGGTGGCGGTACCGGGCCAAGCCGCGACATCGTGCCTTGGTGCATCTACCAGCTGAAGCAACGCGGTTACACGGACGATGACCTGGATCTGCCCGAGTGGGCAGCATTCCACAGTATCTGCGTCGCCCGCGGCGACACCTACGACGAAACGCTCGACTCGACGATCACGGTGAAGGACATGATCAATAACGCGCTGGCCTGCGGGTTCGGCGAGCTGGTGACATTCCGTGGCCTGCTGCGCCCAGTACGGGACAGTGCCCGGGCCGCCTTTGACGTGTCCTATGGTCCGAAGACCCAGACCTATTCGCCACAGAACATGACCAAGATGCTGAAGATCAGCGGTGCCATGCCGTCGATTAACGACTTCGACGGGGTAGACGTTGAGTTCTACTCCAGCACCACATGGGCATGGGAAACGGTCGAGTGCCGCTGGCCTGGTGACCTTGGCAGCAAAGTCGAGAAGATCAAAATGCCTGGAGTCAGTGACCGGGCCAGGGCATGGCGAGTCGGCATGCGTCGGCGTGGCCATCAGAAGTTCAGGACGGACATTTACACCTGGGAAACCGAGATGGACGGCAGCAACAGCGGATACCTGAGCTTTGCGGCTGTTGCAGACGATGCGCCCAAGCGCTGCCAAAGTTCGATTCTTCTGGACTTTACACTCACAGGGTCGAGCACGCTTCTGCGCAGCTCTGAGCCGCTGAACTGGTCCGACACAGAGCCGAATCTGATAGGAGTACGGCGCCTGGATGGATCGCTTTCCGGGCCTTGGTATGCCTATCCGATCGATGACTATACCGCCTCGATTGAAGGGCTGGATTTCACGCCAGTGGTGAATGGGCCGCTTGAGCCGCCACACATCCTGTTCGGTCCGGCATCGCGGTGGGCCTATCCGACGTTGATCACCAGTTCAGACCCCGCGAACGGAAACGTGTCGATGAAGGGAATGCCTTACGACGCCCGTGTTTACACCTACGACGACCAATTTCCGCCGGCCTGACCGGACCCTGACGAGCATGCCCGCCCAGCGCGGGCTTTTTTGTGCCCGGAGAAAACATGGCTTACAACACCAACAACCCACTCGGGTCGAGCGATCCCCGCGATCTTTTCGACAACGCGTCGATCTTCGACAAGTACATGACGGGCACCGACGAGGTCGTTTATGACCGATTAAATCAGCCAAGGTGGGCGCCGCAAGCTTTCCATAACCTTGTTCTCAACGCCAAGGCGCAAATAGATCCGACCGTTGCGGCTGCAAAAGCGGCAGTTAACGCATCGCGTGATTCTGGCGACAGGGGGATG